TACCACGGATAACGGACCAAGCGCCAATAACCTCATCGCCTGCGGGTTCCGTCTGTATACCCCAGGCGTCCCCTATTCTTTTGCTCGAGCCCTCTACTGGAAGAAGAAGCTCTAAGTGCCTTTCAAGGACGAAGCAGTCCGCAAGGCAAAACAGCGAGAGTACTCGAGGCGCTGGTACCTCTCGAACAAAGAAGCCACGCACGAGAGCGTCGCTAAACGTAAGCGCCGCTTACGCGGTGAGTGGTTCGAGTACAAGGCCAAACAAAAGTGTTCTAGGTGCGGCTTCGCACACCCCGCGGCGATTGACTTCCACCACGTCGTCAAGCAGCACAAACGATCGGTGAACTACCTAGCAGTCAAGGCCAACAATATACGCGCCGCGATCCGCGAGGCAGAAGAAAAATGCATACCGCTCTGTAGTAACTGCCACCGGATCTTGCACTGGCAGGAGCATGAGGGTATAAAGACTCGTAGAAAGAAGAAAGGGAGATAGAGATGGACGGACGTATTCTTTTGTTGCTTTTGATTAGTGCGCTTGTTATAAGTTTGATTGTCCGATACAGAAGAAAGCCTATTGACGAAGAGTGGCGTCACGTGCCACCCCCGAATTGGCGATGTTCTCGAGGCGGACGAGATTATTTTTAACCATTTGTAGAAAGGAGAGTTAGATGAAAGCTATTAAACGTAAGAAGACGAAGAAGGCTCAAGCCGCACGTGCTTTGCAGTACTTCCTCGATAACCCCGGCGCGAACGTCAAGGGCGTGGCCAAGCGGTTCGGTATATCCCTGCCGTATGCATACAACCTGCGTAACCAGGCCAAGACGCCGGAGGCCGATGGCGAGATCACTACCGCGGACATCGAGAAGTTGTTCCCCGAGCCCAAGGTGACCGCGATCCTCGATCAACGGGCTAAGACCTACGGCACGTTCAGAGACAACGCCTTCCTCGCCCAGGCGCTCAAGCGTTCGATGGCCGATCACGCCCAGGATCTCGGCAAGGCCTTCGCCGACGACCAGTGGGAAGCCCTCGAGATGATCGCGAGCAAGATCTCCCGTATCGTTACCGGTGACTCCGATAGCGTCGACCAATGGGACGATATCGCCGGCTACGCCACGCTGATCGCGGATCGATTGCGAGGTGTCGCCAGATGACCCTCCGACCCGCTATCAACTCCACCGCCGATCCACCGATCCCCATCGAGGACCTGCGGCTTCGAGAATACGTCTTCGCCCTGCGTCGACGCATCGAAGTCGGACAGGATCTCATGGAGGCGCTCGTACAGGATATCGACCGACTGAAAGCCGAGAAGGAGGCGCTCCAAGCCCAACTGGATGGGGTGCTACTCGACTTGCACTGGCTCGAGACCAAGCGCAAGATCACCACCATATGAACCCCGTGAACTTCCTGACCACGGACAACGAACCGCTCGTCCAGATGGTCGTCGTGACGATCAACGGGGTGCGCTATGGCCTCGTCGGACCCGTGGTCCACGTGCCAGGACTGATCGAAAGCGATCTCGATGTCTCCGAAATTGAGTTCGGCGAGATCATGCCCGCCCATGCAGCCGCCAAGATGCTCCGAGGGGAGTTCAGAGCGGTCATGGGGACGGAAGTACAGTAGTTTGTTGCTGAGTATCTCCTAGAGAGCATTACGTGGCCCACTGAAGCCTTACCTCGATTCACGTGCCACGGACCGCGGGTGACCTGTAACCCGCGGTTTTTTTTCGACAATGTGTTGTGTGGAAGCAACAAGGACCACGGATCACGGGTCAAAATGACCGGATCGTGGACGAAATTACGTTTTTGCGGCTTTAGTAGAACCTCAGAGGGGTCTACTATGTTTTTTATTTTTATTTTTTCAAAAATAGACGTAATAGACGTAATAGGAGTAAGAAGTGAATAGAAACAATGAGTTACATTCGTACAGTACTCATTACGTTACTTCAGTAGTGAAATTGATATAAAAATCGCGCGGGGAACATTTTTTGAAAAAAAAAAAACTAGTAGACCCTAAAAAAGTTCTACTAAAGCGCGAAAAATGGCTCCTTGGCTAAACCAGTTGTCCTGTTGTACGATCGCGGTATGTTGACAATTGAAAGCCACGTCCCTGCCCCTGATTGGCAGAAGCGCGAGAAGTACCCCTTCCCGGATATGGGCGTCGGGGACAGCTTCCTGATCACCGAGCCGGATATGGTCAAGAACGCCCGCAGCGCCGCCTGGATGTACTCCAAGCGCCACGGGGGTCGATTCTCCTGCCGGAAGGTTCCAGAGGGCTGGCGCGTCTGGAGAGTCGCTTGACCAGCAAGAAAGAGGACGCCTTCATGGCGCGTATAGGCCGTGGGATCCCCCAGACGACGCTGGACAAGATTACGCAGCCTGTGCCGGCGACTACCGTCAAGAAGAACCATAAGGCGCGCAGGCGCGACCAGGCGCTGACTACGCAGGAGTGGAAGTTCGTCAACGAGTTTGTGGCGGGGGACGGGCACGTCACGGCCAAAGAGGCCGCGGTGCGTGCGGGCTATCCAGAGAAGAAATCGAAGTACTACGCCGAGTCGCTGACGAACCCAGATATCAATCCGCATATCGTGGCGGAGATCCAGAAGCTGCGGATGGAGTTCGCCGAGAAGTACGGCACGACCTACGAGCGGCACATGAGGGACTTGCAGATCATCCGCGACCAGGCTCTGGCGGCCGGTGCGTTCGGCGCGGCTGTCCAGGCCGAATACCGCAGAGGCCAGGCGCTCGGCACGATCTACATCGATCGTAAGGAGATCCGCCACGGCACGATCGACTCCATGAGCAAGGAGGAAGTCATGCGCAAGCTCGAGGAGATCAAGAAGCTTTACGGCGGTAACGGGAGCCCCGTCATCGACGTAACCCCGCAGCAGGTGGAGCAGAGCCTGGAAGACGAGGACGAACCCGTCACCGACGTTGAGCCCGAGGAGGAAGAGGATGCCGGCGAAGCCCGAGACGAAGCTGTACCAGCGCCTAAAAGAAAACTTACCAAACTGCCTTATCTCCCGGATTGAATCACGGGTGAATCAAGGGTTCCCTGACTGCCTGATCGCACTCAGGCGCTCGGGGACGTTTGTGCCGGTAGAGCTAAAGGTCGTGACATATGGGCGGCGCGTGCGCTTGTCCCCTCACCAGATCGCCTTTCATAGCCGACACGCTGAGATCGGCTGCGTGACGTTTGTCCTGGTGCTGTTTGTTCCGTATCGGAAGACCGCAAGTCGTGACGGGATCCTAAAACTCTACCGAGGCGATCAGGTGCTCGAACTCGCGCAGTCGGGCGTGGACACGACACCCCTGGCTGAATGGCACTACGGAGAGATGCCCTGGGGGATGCTCGAACTTGAGTTGATGAACTGTTGACACGTTGATCGAGTTGTATTAGCGTCTCGATCGCCAGGGCTGTCCTGGCTAGAAAGTTAGAAAGGTGATTTATGAAAGTTACATTCGGCGTCCACGTCCACGACGAGGGCGTGATTAGTCTTGTGCACAGTACCGTGAAGGGGAACAGCCCCAGCTATGAAGAATGGGAACGTGCAGCGGAGTCCGCAAAGAAAACCCTGGATGAGCAATCCGGCCGACGTCTTTACGGGGAAGATCCGGCCGATCATCGCTGGGTCACGAACTACTCCATCTCTTTCGTGATGAAGGGGTGGGTAGACTTTGAGGAACGCGCGCCGAGAGATCTCGGTTAATTAGGGGGTGCAACATGAGACGATTTAAGGTCACGCTCGCCCGCATCGAGCACAACGTCTACCAGATCGAAGTCGACGCCGAGACTCCGGACGAAGCCGAAGATTTCGCCCTCGAGCTGTGGGCGGATGATGACGAGGCGTTTACGGATCTCGGCTGCGTGCATGCCGAGGAATACATCCAAGAGGTAGAGGAGATCAAAAAACCATGCCGAGGTGGCAACGACGCGAGTCGTCCCTAAAGCCTGGAACACTCCCGCCGAAAGTGGTTAGCGAACAGAGGAAACTTTGGAAGGTATTGGTTAAATTACTTTGGTTCGTTGTGATCCATCAAATTTTGGGTCGGTAGTTGACAGACAAAGGAAAGAGCGTATTTTATTTCGTCCCGCCAGTTGTTGGCGGTTTATACAGGAGAAAGGAAAGTGTCCACACTAGTGCAAGCCTCGAAACAATGGTCGACGCGCCCGCCAGAAGAGCGGTTTACGTCGTTGCCTGATATGCGGGTGATGCTCGAGGGCGTTCGCGAAAACTCTCGCGCGACGGTTATTAGTTCCCGCCAGTTGACCGCGATCCCTACCGATGACAACAAAGGGATCGTCATACAGGGATCGAGTGGAAACATAGCGTCTCCGACTAATTGGGCGTTCGGCCAGTTGGCGAGCCTGTCTGGAGCTCCGGCTAGTTATCTGCGGACGTTGCCCGCTCCGTTAGTTGCCGATTGTTTGAACTACGGGCTCAAGGTCGAGCGAGACGTTGCCGACGTTGGCGTGCTGCTCACGCGATCCGGTGATCGTCAATCCATCGAGTTGCGCGCGGCTACTGGTGCGCGTTACGGCCGGATCTGGAATGTCGATGTCGTGCGCGCCCTCGAGGAACGATTCGGCGATGGCGTGACGGGAGACTTTCGCGTTCCTGGTATCCAGGGAAAGGCTCTCGAGAGTGTGACGAAAGAAAACACGACGCTGTTTGCAAGTGATCGGGATATGTTTGTTTTCCTGGCTGACGAACAGAATCGAATCGAGATGTCGGATCGTCGAGACGGTAAGTCGGGAACACTCGCGCGCGGGTTCTTTGTGACGAATTCGGAAGTCGGCGCGGGCGCGTTAAAAATTAAGACTTTTTTGTTTGACTACGTTTGCGCGAATCGGATCGTCTGGGGCGCGCATGAGTTGGACGAAATTTCAATTCGCCATACGGCGAGCGCTCCGGATCGGTTTATCGAGGAAGCAGCTCCGGCGCTGCTCGCGTATGCGAATGCAAGCTCGGCGGGCGTGGTCAACGTGCTCGAGGCGGCGCGATCTGCCAAGTTGGAAAAGGTCGACCAGTTCCTGGCGAATCGTTTCGGCGCGCGGATTGCGGAGCGCATCCAGGCGGTTCACGTCGAGGAGGAAGGACGGCCAATCGAGACGGTCTGGGATGCCGTCACGGGTGCGACGGCGTACGCGCGTTCGATTCCCTGGACGGTGGATCGGGTCGCGTTCGAAGAGACGGCGGGGGATCTGCTCGATGCCGTTGCATAGCTCGAGGACGATCTAAAAAAAAACCAGGGCGGGGCTGTTGCACGCCCTGGGTTTCGTGTTAGTTTCTCTCGCGGGGCATCCCGCCCCGTAGAAAGTTAGAAAGAGGGAAACACAATGTCGAATCTTTTCGAGTTGCCATTCCTGGCTTCGTCTGTCGCGGATCCGCAGCGCGCGGATCGTCTCGCGAATCGGATCGTCGATCGTCTCGCGTCTCTAAACGAGGACGGGGACGATCGCGGCTATCTCAAGGCCGTTCGGTTCTTTGGTCGCATGGTTCGTGCGGCGTTAGATCCTGCACGCATCGAGGCCTCTCGTGACCTGGTGTTCGTCCAGGACGTGCTCGAGCGCGCGACCAGTCGCGGGTTCTATGCTCCGGCGTTCGCCTATTCGTTCTCGCGAAAGTCGGCACTGAGTCAGATCATTCGTCGAGTCCATGTCCAGGATCTAGTCGAAGCTCATTTCGGGAATGCGGAAGGCTCGGATCAATGGGCGATCATCGAGTTGTGCGGCGAGTACCATTCGATCACGTTTTGCAGCCACTGTGAGGAGCTGTTCGCTGACCAGGATCTACAGCGACGATATGGCGGCGGGTTTGTCTGTTCCGATTGTCGCGAGAACAGCTTTCAGTTTTCTGAGCGATATGACGCCTGGGTGCATGATGACTGCGTGCGGAATGCTCTCGATGAGGACGGGGAGCGATGCGTCATCGATGAGGACGATTCGGAATTCCACTATGACGAGGAGTTGGATCGCTACATTCACGACGATTACGAGCCGCCCGCGAGATCGATCATCAAGCCCTATCACCACTCGAAGCCGTTCTTCTCTGTCCGTGGCGACGCCTGGGTATCTGAACACGGGCGCGCCCTGGGCGTAGAGCTCGAGGTCGAGGGGTATTCGGTCGATCCGGCGATAGCTGCGCGCACGATCCACGATCACGTCAACGGCGGCGAGTTTGGTCGGAAAGTGTTCTTCGAGCGTGACGGCAGTCTTTCGAATGGCTTCGAGATCATCTCGCAGCCTATGAG